CGTGTGGGTTCGTTCATGGCGCGCCCGGGGATGGAAGACTGGAATCAGGTTCGACCAAAAAGAGCGGTGGGTATCCCTCCGAGTAATTAATTTTTCTCTTCCCCGAAGAGGGGCGCCGGACCAACTCAAGTGGAAACGATACGGAGTCCGCGGATGGGAGACCTCGCCGCTTGTGAAGTTCCCGGCCGGTGCAACCGAGGAAGACGTTTTGAATTGCGGCCGGGCACTGTAATGGACACCTCCGACGCCGGGCAAAAAGCACTTGCTGCAAGAGTCGCCGCCCTGATACATTCAGAGCAGCGGGTCGAAGCTTGCCACGCGATTTGCAATCATCTAAACACCGACTTCAAAACGAAGCGGCCGAAGGCGACGGCAGGCGAAGTGGATTCGATGCTCGCGCAATACCTTCACGGCATACTCGAGCAAGGCTACCTCGCAGAAGCAGCACAAGTTTTATGGACGCCAACACAGTTCACGCCAGAACCGCAATCAGTCAAAGATATCTGGAATCTCTTCGAAACCTCGGATATGGGTTTGATTTGTGGTGCCGCGTCAATGGGCAAAAGCTTTTCGATGGGTGTTCGGCTATTGCTGGAATGGATAAGAGACCCTCACTATACCACAATCAGATTATTAGGTCCTTCCGAGAACCATTTAGAGTCAAATTTATTCTCCCACATGGTCCGGCTTCACCAAGGCGCAAGCATTCCGCTGGCCGGGGAAGTCGGCGGGCTCTTCATAGGACTCACACGCCGTGACCAATTATCTTCGATTCGCGGGGTTATCGTCCCGAAGGGCGCTAATAAAAAGGCTGGCCGTCTTCAAGGTTCCAAACGGGCCAACCGGCCCAGTCCGCACCCAGTTTTCGGACCTCAGTCTCGACTCTTCATTTTCCTTGACGAAGTCGAAAACATCGCAAAGGGAATCTGGGCCGACATCGACAATATTATTTCCAACGCAGAAGAGTCCGGCCAAGGATTCAAAATTTTCGGAGCATACAACCCCAGCGACCCCTATGACGAAGTCAGCAAAAGAGCAGAGCCCCCCTTCGGGTGGAGCAACCTTGGCGAAGATTTACATTATCGTTGGAAATCAACACGCGGCTGGGCAGTCTTACGTCTTGACGGCGAGCGATGCGAAAACGTGTTGCAAAAGCGAGTCATCTTTCCCGGCCTGCAGACTTCGGGCGGACTTGAAAAGATTGCTGCCAATGCGGGCGGACGCAATTCTGGGGGCTATCGAACGATGGGGAGAGGCCTCTACCCCGCAATCGGAATTGAGGCGACCGTCATACCTGCAGGTATGCTGGGTAAAATCCGTGGAGAGTTTATCTGGTTCGAAGAGCCTACGCCCGTGGGGGCGACTGACCTTGCGCTTGAAGGCGGCGATGAAGCGATTCACACGCTGGGCAAGTGGGGCCTTGCGACCGGAGTAAAGTGGCCGCCTTCGATTGACCATCCGAACGGGCACACGACTCTGTTTAAACGGCCTGATGGTTCGGTGTCTCCTCGCTGGGCGCTCCAAGCAACCCAGCAATTTATTCTTCCCAAGGGCGAAACGGTTTCCATGAAGGGTTCCGTCATGGAGATGAATCGCAAGTCCGGCACGCGCCCCGAATACTATGCGTGCGACAGAACTGGGCACGGCGCTGGCGTCGCTGACTTACTTCGTTACGAGTGGTCGAGCATTATCCATGACGTGAACTATTCCGAGAGCGCGACTGAGGAGAAGTTGATGACGGAAGACAGCAAGACGTGCAAGGAAATGTATGACCGCGTCGCAACTGAACTACTTTTCGGCGTCCGGATGTGGCTCGAGTTTGGTTACCTTCTCATCCATCCGAGCATGGACACCTCCAAACTTTTCGCCCAGCTTGCTAACAGGCGTTTTCGTGTGCTCGGCGGCCGGTCGAAAGCTGAGAGCAAGCGAGATTTCGAATCGAGAGGATTTACCTCTCCCAACGATGCGGACTCCCTCGCGCTCCTTGTCTACGCGGCCCGGAAGGGGAGCGGCCAGATTCTTTCGATGAGAGATAGCCATGCGCAAGTCTCTGGAAACATCGACTCTTCTTGGATGGAGGCACAGTATGCGGGGGGCGCCCGAATCGATGAGTCTAACCGCTCGGACTTTTTAGACGAGTCGGATGGGCAAAGAATCCCGGAGGAGCTCACGGCAGGAGGTTGGTCTTAATGCAAAATATTAATTCGAATGTTTACCCGAAGGGCGGCTACGTTTACAAGGATGCCGACAACGTAGTTCACACCGGCGCGAGCTGGCCCGGCGTGATTGCAAAGGTGCGGCTCTACCGAGAGCGGCGAGGTCAACCGGCCGGGGACGTCGCTGCGCAGGTAATTAACCAAGCTTGCCAAGCGAACCCCGGGCTCTGCAGACAAGAGACCGCGGAGTATCGCGCACAGCTCAATAAAACGACGCTGAAGACAAAGACGCTTCGCTGGCTGACTGATTTACGAACCCGGGCCACGACTGAGCCCCTAGCTTTTGTGACGGACGAGGAGCGCAAGCAGCGTGCAGGCATCTGCGCCGCCTGTCCGCTCAACCAATCGCTCCCAGAGGGGTGTGGAAGCTGTGTGAAGGCCCTCCACGAGCTCCGGAAAGGCTCAATCGGGGATAGATTCGTCGACGGCCGCCTGCACTCCTGCGGCGTTCTGGGCGAAGACCTCTCCGCGGCAGTCCATTTGGACCAAGTGAGATTCAATCACAGTGAATTACCGGCAAATTGCTGGAGAAAGGTGACCCTCGGATGAAAATAATCAGACTTTTTAGCAATTTTCTAGCGGCCTTCATCCGCTCATGCTGGTGGCAATTCTGCGGATGGGAGATTTTGGCCTCTGGGTGGGTTATGAGCGACCGGGAGATGACGTGCAACGTGTGTCCCTTCCGGGAAAACGACGTTTGCACAAAATGCGGCTGTCTCATCGTCTCAAAAATCGCTTTGAGCTCCGAAAAATGCCCCGAAAACTTCTGGCTGCGCGAAAAACTAGCCAAGTCGCGTAAAACCAACGATTGTTAAGGACATGGCCGATTCGAACCCACTGCCTTTTGCATTAACGAATACCGGATACCCTGCCAACGCGCTTGGCGGTATCATTCAGTCGCCCGATTTGACCGCCGGGGGCAAGCCGCAACAGCGGAGCATCCGGGATATCGCGATGGCGCGCGACGTTATCAAAACGGTCGTGCAGGCCGGGCGAAATCGTTCGATTGTCGGCTCTCGCATCCTTGCAAAATACAACGCTGAGCGACCGTATGAGGCCCGGCGACTGGAATCAGAGGGACTCGGGTGGCGTTCGAACTTTACAACCAAACCATTGCCTTCAATGGTGGAGCAAGTGGCGCCCCGGTTTGTTCAAGCAGTCGACGCGCTGAAATATTTTACCAACGCAGAACTTTCCGACAAATGGCTCAACTGCACGGAGAAGACCGACGAGTTTCGGAAGGAAATCACCCAGACAATTCGAAACCGCAAAGGGTTTTCGACTCTCATCAATGACATTGCCTTCAATAATGGCCTATTTGGCCACACTATCTGCGGCCTGCTCGATAACTACTCTTGGTTCCCTACTTACTTTTCCTTCGAGGATTCTTTCTGCGCTGACGGAACGAAATCGGACACCCGGTGGGCTCAAATTGTCGTGCTCAAAGAAACACTGCTCCCGCACGAGCTCTATTCGCACATTGAAGACCGAGAAGCCGCGGAAACTGCCGGATGGAAGCTCGAGAACACGGCTAAAGCGATTAACCTCGCCTCGCCGCAGCAAATCCGCGACCGGCTCAATGTCGGAGGCACTTTGGAATTTTGGTATCAGAATGCACTGAGAGAATTGACCATCGGGGCGAGCTATATGGCTGGCGCGTCGGTCATCGTGATTTACAATTTGCTCGTCGGAGAAGTGACTGGCAAGGTTTCGCACTACCGAGTCGCGGGACCAGAAATGTTGGAAGTTTTTTCCCGTGAAGACCACTTCGATTCGATGGAAGACTGCGTATCATTTTTCACTTTCCAAAAGGGTAATGGGACACTTCACGGGAGCAAGGGAATTGGACGCGACATTTACGAGCTCGCAGGAATGTTGGACCGAACTCGGAACGAGGTTGTTGACCGCCTCATTATGTCCGGCAAGACCCTCATGCAGGGTGACGTCAAACGTCTTCACACGTTTAAGATGTCCGTCATCGGAAGCACAATTATTGTCCCCAACGGGTGGACCGTGCTGGAGCAGAAAATTGACGGTAACGTCGACGGGTTCCTTAAACTCGATGTATTTTTCAAACAGCTCGTCAACGAGCTCATTGGTTCTACGAGCACGCCGAACATGGCGACTGCTGGCGAAGGAATGCGCTCTCCTGCTGCGTGGAATCTTCTCGCGGCCCGGGAAAACGAGTCCAAGGATATCCGCATCGCCCGCTTCCTCGAAAACCTGACAGACCTTTTCGGCTTAATGCAGCGGCGCCTCTGTGACCCGGACGTCGACGACCAAGACGCGAAGGATATGCAGAAACGGCTCCTCGAGAAAATGACTCGCGAGGAATTAGACGAGCTCGCCGCGCAGCCGGTCGCACAAACAATTTCAGACCTCACTCCTCTCCAGCGCCAATCGGTCGTTGTCATCGCGCAGGAGAAGAAAGGCAATCCGCTTTACAACCAGCGCCAGCTCGAAGTCGAAGACTTGAACGCGCGAATGGGTGCGGACTTTGCGAAGCGCGTGTTGCTCCCGGACCAAGACCCGACCGAGACCGCGGAACAAACTCGGATGCAGAACCTCGAGATAGTGTTGCTCAGCGCCGGGCACCCGGTAGAGGTGAGCCCGAGGGACAACCACATGATTCACATGCAGGTTTTGATGCCGGTCGCACAGCAGGCCGGTGGAATGATTTCTCAGGGCAACGCAGACACCAGCGTGCTCGAGGCGATGGTCGCGCACATCAACGAGCACTATACTCTCGCGCTCCAGCAGGGCACGCCTGCGAAGACTCTCGCGCCGGTTGCAGCTTTTCTCGCGAAGGCAGGCCCAGCGATAAACGATTTGAAATCTCTCGACCAGCAGGCCATGGCCCACAAGCAGGCCAGCGCCGGGCTGGACCAGCAAGCGACCCCGGGCGTCGAGACGATGCCCCCGCAGCAGTAAATTCCCTAACCCGATGAACCCACATGGAAATAGTAGCTGAACAATTAGACTGGACAATTATCGACATAGAAAACTGGAATCGTTTTCTAAACACCGAAACCGGCCGTCGCCTGATTCCGAAAGTCCTTGAGGCAACTCCCGCGTTGCTGGCAACAGGGGACACGAATGCGATTCTGATTCGCTCCGGTGAACACCGGGGGATTCAGCTCGCTATCACTCAGCTAATCGGTTTGACCCACGCAATGCCCGAGGTCAAGACCGAGCTGGCCAACGATTCTTACCCCGCTCTCGAGAACGATGCCGCCTTCAATGACGGCCTGAAGTTCGAAGATTCCCTGAAAACCCAAACCCCGATAAACGACATCTAAGCATATGCCCGACACAGCACCAGACCCGTTCGACACAAAAACCAACAACGACGAAGTAGCCGCAGGGCTGCTGCGGGACCAGAGCATGGCCCCCAAGGCAGACCCGAACACGATTCAGTCTCTCGATGACTTGGCAGCCGCGAAGTCGAAGGAGAACGAAGAGAAGGCTAAGGCGGCCGCGGAAGCCGCAGCGAATCCCCCGGTAATCGAGCCGAAGGTGGATGACGCCGCGGCGAAGGCTGCTGCAGAGAAGGCCGACGCAGAGAAGGCGGAACGCGATGCCGCTCTGAAGAAAGCCGACGAGCTTTTCACCGGCACCCCGGGGCTACCCCCGAACGCTAGCCCCAAATCGTCCGAAGCTTTTTCGGCCGTCAAAATCAAAGCGGCCCAAGAAATCAGCCGGTTGCAAGCTGAGCTGGATGCCGCGAAGAAACAGGCAGAAGAGCTCGGCACCAAAGTTGGGAAACCTACCGCGGAGCAGGAAGCGAAAGAGAAGGAGCTCGAAGACCTCCGCCAGTGGCGTTCGAAAATGGACGTGGACTTCGACCCGAAGTTCAAGGAATTTGATAAGAAGGTCAGCGCGGCCAACGAGTTTATCTACGCGCAGCTTCGAAAGTCTCCGGCAATCACGGAAGAGACGATTGAGCAAATCAAAAAGTTCGGCGGCCCGGACAAGTGCAACCTCACGAATCTTTTCGCTGCGGTAAACGACCCGCTCATTACCGACCTCGTCAAAGCTCAAATCAGCGACGTGGTGAAGACTCGCTACGAACGCGATTTGGCCGTAACCGCTGCAAAGACGAATGTCTCGACCTACCTCAAGGAACGGGAATCACAAATCTCCGAGGCTATGGGAGGGCACCAGAAGGCGACCGCCGCAGAGCTTCAGCAGTTCACCGGCGCCCTCGACTGGCTCGCGGAACGCAAGGCAGAAGCCAAGGCGGACGCCGCAGCGATTGCGGAAGTCGAAGACCACAACAAATTCGTGACCGAGACGCGCGCACAGATGGCGGCCGCACTTCAGGATGATTCTCCCCGGATGCGGGCGACTCTGATTACCGGCGTGGTGCAGCTTTTCAATCTGCAGCGCATTCACGCGAAGACCGTGGCAGAGCTCGCCTCGATTAAGAAAGAGCGCGACGAGGCCACTGCCAAGTGGGAAAAGGTCAAGGCCAGCGGCCGAAGCCGGTTGCCGGAATCTTCGGCCTCTCCTAACGCCGCACCTCCACAGGTGAAGAAGGCAACTCTCGACACCCGAACACCCGACGCCCTCGACGCCATAGCCAAGCAGATTATGGATGAGCGAGCCCGCGCTGGGACTAGCTAAAATGCTCGGCTTCTCTGACAAAACCGCCGGTAGTCCAGCGCTACCGGCGTCAAAGTCCACGGCTGCGATTATCTACCAGAAAAAGGTGATGATAATTCTGCCGTGGCACAAAAATGTGTCGCCCATGACGGCATTTTGCGTGGCTCAGCTTATCGATAGACGGCGAACGGCCACGCTCCTGAATTGGGGCGACGCCTTTATTTCTCACACTCGTAACCACTGCGCAGAGATTTTTCTCAATTCGGAGTGCGATTACGCGCTGTGGCTCGACGATGACATGGTGCTCCCCTTCGGGAATGCCCAGTGGTATCGCTCGCACACCGGCTTCGACTTCCCGGAGGAATTCATGGGGATGAATACTCTCGACCGGCTGATGAGTCACCAGAAAACTCTGGTCGGCGGGCTCTACTTCGGCCGACATCTTTTCGGGCCGCCGGTGACGAACGAAGGCAGTGCGAACCCGGCCGTCGCTGACTACTATCGCAAAGGCCCGTATGATAAAATCCAAGAGACTCGATGGGTTGGCACTGGCTGCCTTCTTACTCATCGCTCGGTGTTCACTGATATCGAAAAAGTTTTCCCCCGCTTGGCGCGCCGAAAGGGCGAATCCGGCGGGAATTGGTTCACCTCGACAGAGGCGAGTCTCCTTGACCAAGTGGCGAGAGTTAGAGACGGTTTGGCCGGTGGACCCATCACTGCGGAGAAGGGATACGAGGCGCTTCGAGGTTTGGAAGAGGCTATTGCTCTCGCTCAGTCAGAAAACTCTCTTGGTGTCGGGGAAGACGTCTCGTTCTGCCTCCGGGCGAAAGCGGCCGGGCATACGCCGTATGTCGACCTCGGCCTAATCTGTGGCCACATCGGCCACTGCGTTTACGGACCGAAAAACACAGCTAACAAACCCAAGAAAACACTGTCCCAGTGAGAGCGACGAATAAAATTCTAATCGCAATGCAGTATTGGGGAGGCGACCGGGACCAAGCGGGGAAGCTGCTAAAATTCCTCGCCGATATCGAGCCCAAGCATTCCGACGTCGCCGACGTGCTCCTCGTGAGTCGGCACGATTGCGTTCAGCTCCCGGACGACCTCGACGCTTACGTGTCCCGCAAGTTCAACCTCTGGTTATACCACGCGCCCCGGGGGAATGTCGGATGGCCCGCAGGTTGCAATTCTCTTTGGAGAAATACAATCGGCTGGGTTCAGGGAATGAGCGCCGCGAATAAAATCCCGACATACAAAGCGATTTTCACGTGCGAGGCGGACGGGTGCCCGGTGTTTTCTGATTGGACGGCCCGGATGTCCGAAGCGTGGGACAAAGCCAACGCGGCTCGGCCGGTGTGCGTGGCCGGTCCGATTGTTAAGGTGCCCGGCGAGCACATGAATGGAAATCTCATGGTGTCTGGAAATCCGGAGACGCTCAAATGGGTTCTACGCGCCGCGGACGGTATCAGAATCAATGCTGGCTGGGACTGGGTGCTCTCTCCACAATTCAAACAAAGAGGTTGGGCGAATATCCCCGGGATGGTATCGTATTACAACACGAGGGATTACACCGTGGAGAATTTTGCGGCCGCTCAGCAAGAGCAGTTGATTTGGATTCACGGCGTCAAAGACGACTCTCTAATGAAACACGGTCGTCACTTTCTCCTCGGAGAACCAGCATGAATTGGATACCGACATTTAAGCCAGATTTGAAAGAGCCGGTCTACGTGGCCGGGCACCGCGGGCTCGTGGGTAGCGCTCTTGTGCGCCAGCTCGGGTCCTACGGGTTCACGAATATCATAATCGCGGGACGCGAGGAGCTGGACCTGACGAATCAGGCGGCCGTTCACCAGTTCTTTTCAGACAAGCGTCCCCAATACGTTTTTCTAGCGGCCGCAAAGGTCGGAGGAATCGTCGCGAACGACAAACTGTCGGGAGCGTTCATCCGGGATAACCTCGCGATTCAATGCAACGTAATCGAATCTGCCCGGCACTACGAGGTCTCCAAGCTGATATTTTTCGGCAGTGCCTGCGCATACCCGAAATTCGCAACGTGCCCCATTCCCGAATCGATACTACTCAAAGGAGAGCTCGAGCCTACGAACCGAGCCTATGCGATTGCCAAAATCGCCGGTATCGAAATGTGCGCCGCGTATCACAAACAATACGGTTGCGACTTCCGGGCACTCATGCCTACGAATCTCTACGGTATCGGCGACCACTACGACCTCGACCATTCCCACGTTATCCCGGGGATGATTCACCGCTTCCACTTGGCTAAGATACTCGGCAAAGAGGAGGTCGTGCTCTGGGGCACCGGCCTGCCTACGCGGGAATTTCTGTATGCTGACGACTTGGCCAAAGCCGCGATTATGTGGCTCTACAACTACGGAAACGGCGGGGATACGCTTCTCAATGTTGGCTCTGGTGTGGAAGTAGAGCTCGCCCAACTGGCTAAGACGATTGCCCGGGTCGTGGGATTCCGCGGCCAGATTAAGTGGGATAGTTCCAAACCGGATGGCACACCGCGCCGGTTCTTGGACAGCTCCAAAATTTTCGAATCCGATTGGCGGCCGGAGACCAGTTTGGAAATGGGTCTGCGATTGGCCTATGCGGATTTCTTAGCCCGAAAAATATGAGTAAAAAACGCGCTCTAATCACTGGAATCACAGGCCAAGACGGTAGCTACCTCGCGGAGATGCTTCTCCGCTACGGCTACGAAGTGCACGGCATCATGCGCCGGAGCTCCAGCTTTTCCACCGGCCGGATTGACCACATCTTCGACAAGTTAAACATCCATTACGGAGACCTCAGCGACGGCACCGGGCTCGCTCGGACCGTGAAGGAAGTGCAGCCACATGAGATTTATAATCTCGGCGCACAGAGCCACGTCAAAGTCAGTTTCGAAGTCCCCGAATACACGGGTGACGTGACTGGTCTCGGGACGCTCCGGCTTCTCGAAGCCGTGAGAAACCTCGGCGGGCATCCCAGATTTTATCAGGCAAGCAGCTCAGAACTTTTCGGCAACGAACCAGCTCCACAAAATGAATTCACCCCGTTTGCTCCTCGCAGCCCGTATGGCTGCGCTAAACTCTACTCGTTCCAAATCGTCAAAAACTACCGCGAGTCCTACGGGATGCACGCTTCCAACGGAATCCTTTTCAATCACGAATCCCCACGTCGTGGAGAAACTTTTGTCACACGAAAAATTGCCAAGGCTGTCGCCCGAATCAAAAGAGGTCTGCAAAGAGAGCTCGTGCTCGGAAATCTCGACGCCAAGCGAGACTGGGGACACGCTAAAGACTTCGTCTGGGCAATGTGGCAAATGCTCCAAATGCGAGAGCCCGACGACTACGTGATTGCGACCGGGGAAACCCACACGGTCAAGGAGTTTGTGGAGGTCGCGTTTAAACACGTCGGAAAGACTTGGGAAGACCACGTTCGAATCGACCAGAAATATTTCCGCCCGGCAGAAGTCGACGTGCTCCTCGGAGACTCCTCGAAGGCGAAGCGCGTCCTTGGCTGGGTCCCGAGTGTTACTTTTGAAGAGCTCGTTGTCGAAATGGTAGACGCAGAACTGAAACTATTATGAACCCAAACACAGCAGTGACAGTTCACGGTTACGCGGGCGACGCGGACCAAATCCGGGCAATCATGCCGTATTACGAACACCACCGGTGTCCAGTTATTGTTCTGTCTCCCACGGATTCTCCAATCGATTTGGGGTGCCTGCGGCTTCGGACGAACCCGACGAGAAACATTTCCTTTGTCACCGCGGGCCAGCGGGCCTATGTGGGCGAGCTCTCGTTGATACGGCAGCGCCTGCAGCTCGAGAAACTTCTGGAGACTCCCTACCAGTATTTTCTGATGAACGATTCTGACTCGGTTTGCCTGTCTCCGGTGATTCCGAAATACCTCTACGACTCGGACCCGCTCAAGGTTTGGAGCAACATTGTCTCGGATGAAATGCACCCCCGGGAAGAGGGATACGAATTTCCTCGCCTCGCTTTTCAACCTCCGTATTTCATGCACCGCGCCGCCATGGCCAAGCTCGTCGAAGCGGCCCCAACGGTTGCCGTCAATCCCCGCACTCCTTTTATTGACTGGTGCATGATGAGCTGGTGTGTCAAGGCCGGGCTACCCTACGAAGGCTTCCCGGACGGCCGGAGCTGCCCCACTAACAACTACGCGCCGGGAATCGAGCACATGACCGTTGCCGTCCGAGACGCCGGTGCTACCATGCTTCACTCAATCAAGCGGCGCGAAGAGTTGCTCATCATGGCCCACGCCCGGCTCGAGTTTAAACGGACCCACCCCGGCCAGTGACCCGCGTTTGCAAAAAATGCGGTGCTGAAAAAGAGTTGCTATCCGAGAAC